TTCCGCCAGGCCGCACAGCAGGCAGCGTAATCCTCAAATAGCTGAGCTAACGGCATGACGGGCAGGAAGGACAACACCAATGACTTATGAATGGCACTTTACCCCGGATGCAGCTGACATTACAGCTTGCAACGGTGCTGCGCTAGGCTGCCAGAGCGGTGACAGCTGGCCGAAAGAATCCACGGCAATCTGGCATGGGAGGAAGTGGATGAAGGAAGTTGGTCGAACCGGAACAATTACAGCAATTCCGCACGAACCGGCATCAACAGCATCGTATATCCTAGATATTTGATTCACCCACAAACCAGCTGTCCTACCGGCTTCACGGGGAGAAAGAGCAACCTATGAACAAGTACATTGAAAGATTACCGAAACAATATCAATTCGCCGTCAAGGATTTTTACAAGGATGCAGATGGTTGGTGGATTTGCCTGAATGCAAACGGTCCCTATGAATTTGATGGCTACGCATCCCAGTATACAATCCATGAAGACACCCAGCTTGAGGCAATCCACCAGTTCCGGTCGTGTATCAGCTGCAAGAAAAGCGAACGACTGTATCTTGCATATGGAAGCAACCTTAACCTTGCTCAAATGAAGAATCGTTGCCCAGGAGCGAAACTACTTGGGTATGCCATGGTGAACAACTATCGTCTGATTTTCCGTGGTTCTGGATCAGGCAATTATCTGAGTATAGAGCCTGAGATTGGAAACACAGTCCCATGTGGTGTGTTTTCTATAACACCGAAGGACGAACGCAACCTTGACAACTACGAAGGCTTTCCACGATTCTACAAGAAAATGGAGTTGCACACTGTTCTGAATTGCAATGATGGTTCCACCAAAAAAATCTGCGCTATGGTCTACTATCTGCCAAAAGAGTGTCAAGCAGGGTTGCCTACATCATCGTATGTGCGGACTTGCAAACAAGGATATAAGGATCTTGGATTTGATGAATCAGCATTGCGGCAGGCAATGTGCAATACATGGGAGGAACTCTAATGAATGTTATTGAGAAAATCAAGGAAACACAACAGGCCGGGGCGCTGATTTGCCCCCGGTGTGGGCGAATGAGCATGGATAAAGTGCTGTTACATAATGCACTTAGCCGGGTTGCGGATGTCTATGTCTGCCCAGACTGCGGCATGGATGAAGCCCTTCGGGATTTTGGAAGAATCCCCCTCCCCGTGGAGGAGTGGGCACTTGCCAAGCTGTGTACGGGGAAATCCGAATGAGCCGCAGCTGGACACCGGAAGAACTGGAAAAAGCCAGCAAAGCAATGATAGCCTCCGGGTATATGAGTTATGAAGAATTCTGTGAGGCAATGAGCAACGGCTATTTTACGGTTACAGCCCCATCCGGGGCACTCACAGACGATGAAGAAGCCAAAGAAGGTTGATATAGGTAAAAAAGAAAAGCCCCCTACAAGGAGCCTGTATGGTTCCCTGTAGGGGGCAAAGTCTTACTCGGTGAGCAGTCCACTTCCCTGCCGATCCAAGTCAGCGAGCATAATCTGGTCGCCATCTTCGGCGCTGTGGGTTTTCGGGAGCGCATAAACTGCGGCCTCGATAGCACCGTCAATGATTTTCTTCATGTCCTCGGTCACATCTACGCCAGCGGCCTGCAAACAAATATAGACAAGCTGGGTGGCTTCCGCTTTCCGCTGTTCCTCCGGGATCTGGCTGGTCTTGTACAGCTGTTCGGCAGAATCCACGGCTTTCTGGGCATATACCAGGATCTTGTCTACCATATCAAGGCCGGGGGTATTCGGGAACAGTGCTTTGATTGTATCAGTGAGGCTGTCCAGGGTGGAGATAGCCAGGTCGGCCTTTTCGATGGTTCCGGACACATCCACGCCGCGCTTAATCAGCGCAGGCAGCAGCCAGAGGATGCAAAGGGCAACCAGGATGGCAAAAAGCACGACTACCCCAAGCAGCAGTGTGGGGTTCTTCAGAATGAATTCCATAATGTTTTCCTCCTTAATCATCGTCATGTAGGGCATGGATTCCCAGCCCCGTCAAAAGTTCTTTTTGTGCGTGTTTTACTCGTCCGGCATATTCCAAAGCCTTGTGCATATCACCATTGCAATGGGCATCCGGGATGCGCTGGACTGCACGGGCGGTGGCTTCCGACAAAGCAATTGCGCCGTTAATGGCGTTGATCATCACAACGTCAAGCTGCTCCCGCTTTTTCTCTCTCTCGTCCGCTCGTTCCTCTGCGGCTTTCTGTTCAGCCTTTCTTTCTGCCTCCCGGGCATCGATCCGCTTCTCCACCCGGCGGATGAAGAAGCCTGTCAGCGCTGCGGGCAGCCCAAGGGCGGCAATAATCAGCCAGGGGGAACTGTTTAGGAGCTCCTGAATCATCGGAAACGCCCCCTTAGATATTGACATGGAAAGCGCCGCTGGAAATCTTGTACCAGTAGGCAATCTTCCCATTGGCCTTGGCTGCGGCCAGGTAGGTGGAAATTGCGGAATCAGTGATACCAGGGATAGAGAAATCAGCCGCCCGCCCCTGTTTATGGGTGCTGTTGGCCGCAGATCCCGAAAGCGTGGCATTGTACTTGTCACACCGCACACCAGACCCGCCGGAATGACCATCTGGGGGGACCACGATTACGCCCTTGCCGAAATGCTCCCGCATTTCGTCCATGAAACGCACCAGGCCCTCTTTCGGCTCTACAGGGAAGCCGTTGCACCACTTTCCGCAGGGGCACCGAAATTCCGTGCGTGTGAAATATTTGATTTCATCCCAGAAAGTTCCGGTTTTGGCATTGGTAGAAGTGCCCGTGCTGGCGGGTGTGGTGGTTGGCGTGGTGGTTTCCGCAGGGGTGGTATCGTCTGTTTTTTCAGGTTTGAAAATGTCATGGTCGAAATTGTACCGTGCTTTTTCCTCCGTTTTCTCCCCCCAGAGGCGGTCATGTACAAGCCCGTTGTCCCGCTGGAAATCCTCGATTGCGTCAGCAGTCAACGTTCCTCGAATGCCATCGGGCGTGCCGGGTTTATACCCAAGGTAGAGCAGCAAGCACTGCTGCCGGAATGTGTTCATCATATTGCTTCGTCCTTTCTTCCAGCAGGCCCCGCGGTATTGGCATGGGTTCTGCTATAGTCAATCGTTTAGTGGAGACATGGCATCCACCGCCCCCGGCAATGAGCAGGGCCGGATAAAACCGCTCGTTCATGTGTGTAAATACCTCCAAAAAGGAAACAGCCCGTGGAGGCTCCACAGGCTGCTCAGATGAATTTGTAATGTGGCCGTTCATCGCCCCATAGCCAATACCGGATATAATCATCCAGTACAATAGCCACTAATGACAGCCCCGCCCAGGCAAGCGTGAATTGTGGGCAGATCTGGCCGAAGATGTTTCCAGGGAGATTGGAGTAGTCCCAAATTCCAAGGCCGAGCCAGAGATTGAGAATACAGCCGGCCACAAACTCGGCGGCAGTCACGATGGCCGTACCGATGATGATTTGCCAGAGCAGCGGCATATCCCAGGGCAACCAGTTATTCAGGCCGCCAAGCAACAGAAAAAGCAGCCCCCCGAGGGCTGCCATCGTCCAGTGCGTATACCCTCGCCACATGATTTCAATGGCCGCATACAGCACAGCGCCGAATAGAAAAAGCACCAGGGCTTTACTTGCCTGGTGCAACGCTGACTTTTTCAT